CACCAGTAAAGGTATTGTTCTGCGCTCCGTTTGAGCCATCAAAATGATATAACTGTGTGACTAGGTTAAAGTCATCATCTACAGGATCTTCTTTTGCTCCAGACGCAGAGATAAGTTTTTGAGCGATCAAACTCATTAGCTTAGATCCTGCCCTGCGGTAAACCCATAATAAATCGTGCCACCGTCCACAGTCAGAAATACAAATACGTCTACATCGCCCGATCCGGTGCTGAGTGTAGGGGCTGTACCTGCTGCCCAATCTACTGATCCCGGCCAAGTAATGGTTCTTGCTGAAGAGTCCTGAGTAACCTTCAATGTGAATCCAGATGCATAGCCAGATGCAGCAGGGTTGCTGAATGTATAGGTCACATTCTCACTAAGCGTATGAGTGAACACCGTGCCATCTCTAAGGTTCAGTGTAGCCGCATTTGAGCTAGATGTGACAGCCGTTGACTCCTCCTGAATACCGTTATCAAACTTCACTACACCATTAGCATCTGCGGTGACTACCTTGCTGGCTTGTGATGTTCCAAGCGTGGTTATATCAAGATAGTTAATCTCTGCTGTGGTAGCCGTTACACCATCTAATATATTTAATTCTGTTGCTGTACTAGTTACGCCATCAAGAATATTTAGCTCTGCTGTTGATGCGGTTACACCATCAAGTATATTTATCTCAGTCGCAGTTGAGGTGACTGCCACATCCTCGTTTATCTTAGGAGAGGTAAGCGTCTTGTTAGTCAGGGTATCTGTTGTGTTTGTACCCACCAAAGTTGTAGTAGCCGTGGGCATACTAATCAAGGCTTCAGTGTGGTTGATTACATTCGATGCAGGAACCAGAGCGTAGTTGCCCATGTACCCATGAGAGCTACACTGGTAGTACAGAATGCTGGGCGTGTCTTCGTCTACGTCTATTTGTGTGTATGCACCACTGCTTCCGGGTGTTCCGCTAGTCGTTACACCTGTGGTAAAAGCCGTTGTCTTGTCGGCATCAAGATAGAATCTGAGAGGGTGACTGCTGTTGGTGCTGTCTGACTGGTCAAATTTGTAATAATATCCGCTGTCACTCGTTACATTGTCAGCACCGTTTAGATAAATAGCTGGAGCCTCAAGACCATCTAAGAAGTATGCAGAACTACTACCATCACCGTTATAAGGATGTGCGGCTGTCTTGGTTCCCACCGTGACTGCAATCGTGATAGGCGCAGAACTACTGCCGTACTTACCACCAACGGCATCGACTTCAAATACTGTGTCGGTGCTTATCAGTCCTTTGGATACTTTAGTTAGAGCCATGATTTATATTCCTATTGGGAGTCTCTGTATTGCGGCTCGCCAATCCGTTTCACGCCACGTTTAAATTGATCTACCCGATCAGAAGTGAAAATGTTTTCTTCCACGCAAGCCGTCATTACGTCATCAAATCGTGTGCTTTTAACATCGACTACCCAGTCTCTATTGGTCATTAATAAAGCTGTGTCTGCAATAATTTGCGTAGTGCTTCTAAAGAACGCCAACATTTCTGTCTCAGTTAAAAGGTTAAGCCATACTGAGGCAGGGAATAACTCAATGCCATCTCTTCCTGTTTCTTCGTATTTATAAAATTCCATAGTACACCGCTATTTGATCTGCCCAATTATTCATGTCCGCTTCTGAGTATGCCCCCATAGCCGTTCCATAAGGTAGGGCGTAGTTCGGAAAATAATATTTTCCCCTCCATCTTTGTGTCATTGAAAAACTACTTCCCCAAAACACACCTTTGTCATCACCGGGAAAGGTTATATAAAACCTAGATTTTCCTGTAGTTAAATTATAAATATTTGCGTAATGCCCAGCCACTCGATCTGATCCTGAGTAGTTATAGTAAGGTTGAAGAAGTATGTTGTTGTCTGTAGTTCCTATTGTGCCAAAACCATAACCGTGATAATACGCATGAGAAAAGGTGCTAGGTAATAAATCTGCGTAGCTTAAAGCACCATTTGTTATATTGATTGTAATCAAAGCACCCCGAAATGGAACAGCCGCCGCCGCACTTCCTCCTGCTGTTCCAAAAGTGTGTATTTGAAAATTGCCCGAACCATCTCCTCCTGCTCTGTGCATTGGCCCTGAGTAACCTGCCCTTGGGGAAGGAAGGTTCATTGTAGCATTTCCAACCTGTGCATTGCCGATAGCGGTCACTGAGCCAGCTTCATTGACTGACGAAAGATATAAAGTGTATGGGCTTGTTCCTGTATCTGCGGTCAACGTATAGAGCTTATTATCTGAATCATCCATGTAGTATTGAACAAAGCCTTCAGTGTCGGCACTTCCTGACGCTTCATCAACAGTCATACCGCCATTCCACACACCGTCTGTTACTTCTGTTCCATCTGCATTGTACAAATAAATATTATCCGTACTAGGATTACCACTGTGCCTAATTCTTATGGCTCTGCCAGCAGTCCCCCCTGAAAATGCTGGATAATAATAATAAGAATTATATCCTTGACCCATTGAGCTATAAACACCATCAGACGTATCTATCCTTGGGAAAACAGGGAATGCTTTATTTTTACTTGTTACTATATTTGTATATAAACCAGCCATTCTTATGTCCTAACTCTCATCGAAGCCCATCATCACCATGTTTACGCTTGCGACTGTGCTTCTGCCGATTACATAGTCGCTCGCCCCTGCTACCACTGGAGAAAAACTTAAACTTTCATCTGGAGCAATCATGGTGTTCTCTAGTAGCTTTTGAGCATTAGCAAACGTAGCTGATGAGTCTCCTACACCTAATTGCACAAAAGCCGTTGATGAACTTCGGTTAAGAATGTGGACAGTATAAGTGCCTCCAGAGGAGCCAGCCTGTCCTATGTTCGCTGTTGTGTTTGCGCTGAGATCAACGCCTGATATTTTGACTGCCATTATACTTGCCCCATAAAGAATACTTTGCCAGTGGAGATAGATGATGCTGTAGCAAATGTTGGAGGCGCACCTGCCCCAGCAGAAGTTAATACTTGCCCTGCACTACCTGTTGCCACCGCTACAGGATTACCTGAAGCATCGTAGCTGATTATATTGCCGTCTGTTCCACTTGCCATCTTCGCAAGCGTTATCGCATCGTCTGCTATCTTCGCTGTGGTGACTCCATCACTTGAGCCAGTTGAATCAACGATAGATGCGGTTACCACCGAGTTTGATGCCAACTGATCCGCTCCCACGGCATCATCTGCTATCTTTGCTTGAGTGACTGCATCCGTGGCAATTTTGGCAGTAGTGACTCCATCGCTTGAGCCGCTTGAATTTTCTAGTTTAGCGGTTGTAATACTTCCGTCTGCCACCACACCCACAGAACTAGCGGTGAACGCCATGACCTCGATACTTGTACCGTTTGGTGGTGCTGTGCTGAATGTCAGCGTTGTACCCGACACAGCGTATGTGCCTTTCTCTTGGTAGACACCATCAATGTAAACCTGGGTATTGTTTTCTGTGGAAGGATCAGCAGATAAGGTAAAGGCTGTGGTGCTGCCGTTACCAGAAAATTCGTTTAGAGATACGTTGGTTGCACCAGAGCCGCCTATGTCTCCCCAACTGTCGGTGTAGCCCTCAAACGCACCTGTTGTCGTATTGTATCGAAAAGCTCCTGCGACACCTGTTGGTCTGTTTCCTGTAGTCCCAGATGGGACATAAAAAGCCTGTGCGCCAAAAGCCGCTGCCGTAATATCGACAACTGCCGCACCTGCTCCTGCGCCATCCAAGTAAACAATTTTTTTTGTTCCAGCAAGAATAGTAATCGTAGCACCCGATCCTTGTTTGATAATAATAGACTGACCACCGCTGGTCGCATTTTCAATAATCTGTACTCGTTTGACAGTATTAGGCGAGATAGTAATGGTGCACGCAGAGTCCAGTGTGCCTGTGTACTGAAGGTGCATGGCTCTGCCGGGGTCAGAGGCCCCTTCTGCTATGACCGTAGAATGTGTGTCTGCATTGGTGGTTATTGCCTCCGTTCCAATACCTAACGCTTCGCCTATCAGTTCTAGGCTAGTATTGGTAGTGGCTCCCCAATTCGTGTCGCCATCGGCGGGTTCTGCTATAACTAAATTGTTTACAAAAGTTGCTGCCATAATTTATGCCGCTATCTCTTCCCAGTTTGGTGTTTGTGATGCAGTAATCGTGCTCCAACTTGGTGTCTGGTCTGGGGATATTCCGCTCCAAGTGTTAAGAGAGCTGGTACCGCCCGTTGCCGCGATGCCATTAACTTGGACTGTTTCTCCGCCTCCCGCACTAATGGCTATACCACCAAGAGAAGCGGTCAGCTCAATACCGGATACCGATACAACTGTTCCAGCGAAAGACGTCGCCGTTCCGACCGCACTAGTTAACCCGGTAAAAGCTATATCTTGGTTGTATCCACCCCGACCATAACCTTGTGTTATTTGGTTATAGCCAGTAAAAAATACGGTTACATCAGTCATTAGGCAATCCTAATAATCGCACTGCTAGAATCAGCGGTAGGAAATTGTATCGTAAAATCCCCGCTGGACGATGTCTTGTCTGAACCAAAATCCAAAATCAACACGGCTCGATTAGCAGATCCCGCAGTGGTAGAGGAGTTATATATCATGGCTCCCCTAGCAGTGATGCTTGAACTGCTAAACGTCAAATCTGCGAAATCCGTAAGAGCTGTCGTGCTCGAAGTGGTAGGCGTCACGTTGGTCAACGCTGCCCCGCCCGAGCTATATCCTGTACCAGACGTCTCATTACTTGTAGTAAAAGCAGTCGTAGCCGCGTCTAAACTAGCACTGCTCGTATACATAGCTAATTTAAAAGCGTTACCGCTCCCTGTTGAAGTGGTCGTGCCACCACCCGATCCGTTGGTAAAATTATGTATGCCTTGCAGTAATTCTTGCTTAAAAGACGTACACATTGCTTGCGTGATAGCCATTATATTGTCCTCAAAAGTTTAGCTAAATCTTCTTGTCCATTGTTTACTAGGTTATTTGACAAAGTTGTTCGATCACTTTTTATCGCTTGTTTAGCAGTATGGACAATAACCCAATACATTTTTTCACGGAAAGCATGAGCTTGTTGCTTTAAAACAGGATCAGCACTGTCTGCTATTTGAATAATTTTTTCGACTGCGAAACCGGCTAACTCTTCTGGAGTGTGCCCCCTGTCTACTGTGGTTTGCACATCGACTGTGCCGCAATCATTTTTAATATCAACACTAAACATTATTGTTTTTGCCTTATAACTTTGCCAGTCGTATATTCATCAGTGGTTTCTTTAGCCTCTCCGAACATTTTAAGCGCCATAACAGCTTCGTTAAAACGTTTATCGTATAAAGAAATAAGATCAGGCTCTCCCTTCATAAAAATATAAGCTTCTAAAAGAGTACCGTAAAGCATTGCCACATCTGCGTTTTCACTTAACCACGTTGTGCCGGAATCGGCTCCAGCCGTTAAACTCGCAGGACGGTAAAAATAATGTAACTCCGCTGAGTAATTGCCATTTGGGGTCGGACCAATAATAAAATTGTCTACATCAAATTGTGCGTAAAATTTTGGATCTCCGGTAGTCGAAGCATTTGGGTTCATAGTCTGAATAAAATCAGGGTCTTTGAACTGCAAAAAATTGTGTTGGCTCGAACTATTAATAAAAGACAACGAAAAAGGAGCCAAAAAATCTGTAGGACACGCTAAAAACCTGTTTCCCGAAGACAAGGTTCCTAAAGCATTCTTACGAAACAAGCTTAACTGTACGTTCTTGAGTATTCTTTCTTCTGCTTGGCGAATAAAAATAGGTAAATTATTGACAAAAGTCGTTTCGTCGTACTCTGTATAGTCTTGTATCGCTGTTTTTAATTGTGTGTAGGTAAAACTCATGACGTCACCACCGTTACAGATCCCACGTTTGCGTTTGCTGTTGTAAGCGCGGCAGTCGGGCTTTCTACTGTTTCAACCCCTACAAAAACTAAAAGCGGTTCTACTCTATCTGGTCGAGCATTTTGTAGAGCCTGGGGATCATTCACTTTACGAAAAGGGCCTAACTGCGGTTGCTTTGGCTCATATTCATCGGGCCCGACAAGAAGACCGTTCCATTCTTTTCGCATCAAACGATAAGGGTACCGTTGCCCAGATCGGTCACTAATTGCATAGGCTTTTTTTCCAGACGCAAATTTTGCCATTACCCTACTCGATAGTATTCAAATTTAGGCACCACGTTGAACGAAGATCTATCACGATCCTCCGTCGCAGCCCTATCAAATTCTTCTTCATACACTGCTTTCAGCAACTGCACCCGATCAGGCGCTTTCTTCATAGAAAGATAGTACGCCAAACCAGCCGCCAAACACGGATAAAAACGGAAAGGAATGTCCATCGTGTTAATAAAGGTATCCGCATCGTCAATCCGGGTCAAAGCGTCATAAACTAACGTGTCTGTGCTGTTTTCAGGGACCTGCCAAATTTTTAAATTTGGAGTCACTTGACGATCTAAAAAAAACTGATTGGGACGACCTTGTGTAGTTTTGTCGGGTATAGTCAAAAACTCATCCCTGCTTAATCGCAAAAGTGAGTAGTCTGTACCATCCCGACGCACCACAACTGACAAAATGTCGATAACATCCGCAGATAAAGAGTATTCGGAAGTGCCTTGTGTCAAAGCTTGTGTTCTTTGAGCAATAGTCCACTGGTTAAGGCCACGATTAGCCCAATCGGCCAGCAACAAATTTAAAGACCGTTTTGCGGTTTTTAAATCGTAACCCGTTCGGACTTCCAGACCACAACGTTCAAAAGCTTCTTCGATGTACTCGGTGACATCAAGCTCAAAATTAGCACTTCCTGAAACAGCCATTAGTCTTTAACCAACTTGTAGCCTTTGTCTTTCGCGGCCTTTCTAAGCTCTGAGACGGACATTGTGGGACCCTCTTTCTTCATGCGTTTTGGTGAACCACCCCGTCGCATCGGAACTGGTTTCTGTTTTTTCGGGCCTTTCATCTTTTGTACCCCCAAGTCTTAAATAATAACTTTCTCTTTTAGCATATTGTTCACTAGAGCAAGGATCTTTCATGTATTTATCATAATAACCCTTATTCACTAATTTGTAAGCGGCTTCTTGGATTTTTGATAATCGTTGAATAAAAACCATTAAGTAAGGTTCTTCTACCATTTCTTCAAATTCCAGATTTTTATCAACAAACTCCGCTTCTCCGTCTTCTGGGTGACAACCCATCAACCATATGTCTTTGTCAATAAAAAAACCTTGTGAAATAGCCTCGTTCATCGCCCCTAGATACTCATGTAAATCCTCCGGGGGGCCTAAATGATTTTTTCTAACCAGGATCGCCATGTCATAAGAATCATCGAATTGAGATACACAACTGTATAAAGACTGCCAACTGTTTGTGTCATCGAAAACTACAGCAACTTTCTGGTCAGTCCAGGCTTGTCTTGCAAAAGGACACGGGGGCAAATTGTTAAAAAACTCGTTTGGGACATTCAAACTTAAATGCGCCCAGTCGGCTAATTCAGAAATAACCCCTTTTTCAAAATCCGTAGAGGCAAAAAAGGAGGCTTCTTGTTTGGCTTTGAGTAAAAATGTGTGGGAATCCAACGTGTTGTTTTTCATAGGAAAAACCTGTCAACAAACGGAGTAACTATTATTAGAACAGCAAGTCCCCAAATTTTTGTGTCTAAAGATTTTAAATGGTCTTTTTGATCATCTAATCTCTCACCAATACGCTCATATCTCAGCTCACATTCTTTTTCATGATAAGTAAGCCTTTGTAGTAAATCGTCCATTTACAAAGCCTTTAAGCATGAAAACCCGTAATCGTAGTAAACGTGCCTACGTCGTATTGCACATAGATACCGTCTGTAAACAAAACCCCTTCTTCCGGAATGTGAACATCCCTGGTAACCGTAGCACTTGCTATAGTACCTAGTTTCATTGTTGACGTTCCTGTTGGAGAAGTCGTTAAAAAATCAAGGGTCCCGGCAGTCGCCGAGTTTACAATATAGGCACCTTTTAACCGGGATCTTCCTGCAAAAATAACATCTGCGGATCCTGCCGCCATTCCAATAGAAACGTTACCGGCGGGTTGAGCAGAAGCACTTGCCGCAGTAACGGTTCTAAAATACTTGGTTCCAGCGTGAGCGGTAGCGGAGCCCGTAAGAGTGATTGTTTCAGTTTGCGCGTCCCCATTGACGTCCGTACCTGTAATGGTGACCGTTTTGCCGTTGTCGCTTGTCCCTGCCGTGGTGCAAGTGATAATTCTTCCTGCTACAAAAGTAGCGACGTCCCCGCTTGCATCCGTCCCGTCTATAGTAAAATCTGTATTTGGGCGAGCCGCAGCCGCAACAGACGCGGCATCTACGGCATTTGTGTCAGCAGTAATAAAAACTGCTTTTACATCTGAACCTGCCATTGTTTACTCCTCTATTTCGCCTCGCAAAATCAAAGCTTTGCGTTCTGCACTCCCTACGGGAGGGAGTGCGCCGCTTTTGACTGTTTTTGCCTTCGTTTTAGCTTTAGGCGTGGGCTTCGGTTTAGCTTTCGCTTTAGGTTTTACTTCTTCCCAAGCTTCGTTTTCAGGCGTTGAAGGATCATCCCCTTTAAACTTGCCACCTTTACCTCTAGCACGTTTTTTTTCAACCATTTCTCACACCTTAACGGGTTTGTGAAGCGAATAAATAATCTATGGTCGCAGATTTAGTTCCCGTAGCCGATCCGGACAGCTCCATTGCACCGATTGCCAGATTTTCGTCGTCTGGAATGTTTGCAGTATGAGTAGCTACCAAGTTGCGATTTACAAAAAACTCAACTTTTGCCGCATCAGTAACGTGAAAACCTAGTGTTACATAAGTGTCGTCCGCTATATCCACACCAGAGTCTGTGGTAGTAGCAGTACCGTCTTTTTCAGTAACACAATCAATGTTGGTATCACCGTCGTCAACCTGAAACACAATACGGTCCGCCGCAGTCAGCATAGCTTCAGGGTTAGTTGCAAAGTTAACGGTCAGGCCCACGCACAACTCAATTGCGCTTCCTTCGGAGTCTCCGACTTTAACTTTTGTCTCAAACCAGATGTTTCTACCGGTAGCTACTGCAAAAATTTCATTGCCCTGAACAGACGCACCGTCGTTATCAGTAGTAGCTTGAGAGGTAAGAACCAGCGTTCCGCTTTCAGCATCCGCACCTAAAGCAGCCGTTGCACTTGAATCTTTAACAAGCGTCCAGTCGTTAGTAGTGTCGAGAGCAATCCCTGTAAAATCGTCCATATAAGTAACGTAATCAGGGTTTTTATCAACGGGAAGGTTCTCAAACCACTTTCGTGGTGAATCCTTACCAGCAAAAAGAATAGGTCCAGTAAAATGAACAGCCATATTAGTCTCCTGTCGTGGCTAAAGTCAGTCGCCCCATGCGACTGTCAGGAATAAGAAATAATAAACAATGTATTTACAAAAAGAAAGGGCGACTTGCGCCGCCCTTCTTCTGTTTCTTTTACGCTCCGGGCGTACCAAAAACACAACGCCAGTCGGAAACCCCAAAGGAGTATCTTTCTCGAGCCTTAAATCTCATGTTGCCTGTATCAAAATCTCCTTCCATCTGAGTTTTGATAGGCGAACGATTGAAGAATTTAAAGCCGTTAGGCGCGTCAGTTTTGATAAAGTATGCGTCGGTATCCGTCAGGAAGTGGTTTACTACCGCTCCTTCGGGAAGCATACCCATCGCTTTAGTCGCGTTAAGGTCGTTGTCCGCAGTTCCGGGACGTAGGTTAGAGTTGATCACTCTTTCTGCAATAAATTGCAGTTCTTTAGGAATAATCAGTTTCAAACCACGTACCGCAATCTTTAGACCTCTTTCGTCGGTGAGACCAGCGATATCAATCAACATTTGCTCAAGTGAAGTTTCGTTCAAATCAGCAGCCGTAGAAAGCAAGTTTCGTTGGTTTCCAGACAAAGAAGGGTGAGCGGACGAGCACAAAGCTGCTCCATCACCGATTGGGCTAGAAGTGCTGAACGCATTATTTAAAATTGCGGCAGCTTTAATTTGCTTGGTCTGTGCCATAGATCGAGCAAGAGCCTTGGTGTACCTAGACGCAAGCCGGTCATACAAATTGTCTTCTATAGCTTCTTCAGTGATTGAAAATGCTAGTGCTATAGTTTCCATAGTGTAACGTGCTGTAAATGTTTCTTGAGCATCTTGGAAAGAGATGGCTGCGCCTTCACCTTTCACAGGAGCTGTAGAAAATCCAGCAAGCATCACTTCCTCTTCAAAGGCTCTGTCCGAAGACTCTTCTTCAAAGATTTCAGCGTGCTCATTTTCGTAACGATCATATTCGAGCCCGAACAAGGCATTAAGGCCGGGTTCTAGCTCTTTCGCTAATTGTGCGCGAGAAATAGCCATTTATATTACCCCCTTAAATACCAGTTGTCGTCGCAGTGGTTTGAGAATCAAACCTTGCGCTCGTAGCGTTATGGTGTGCATTAAGACGCACAATCAACGGTATACCAGCAGCCGCATAATCGCTATTAGCTGCATCGTCCATAATTCCCATTATCCGCAACGATAAAGTAGCGGTGGTTGCTATGGTAGATACGCCAAGCGCAGCCGTGCTGTTACCGGTGTCTGTAGATCCCCCTCGCGCAGACGTTCCTAAAGAAGCGTTTGCAAAAACAGCCGTCAAAGCGGTTGCTCTGTCTGTGAGGGTCGCGTCACTTGCCACCTGGAATAACTGGTTTGGATTATCTGCAACAAAAGCTTTGATCTTAAAGTTACTATCAACGCTTACGTTGTTAGATCCGGGCCAGTAGTTTTTAAAAACGGTTTTCTTCGAAGAACTATCGACGTATTCCACACCCATTAAAACACCAAGAGCCGGAGTTGTACCTCCGTCAGTGGCGCCGGCTTGGTCAATAACTCCGCCGGAAGTGGGAACCACAATGCCATATTGGTAAAGTGCATTGGTGTTATTACTAGCAATTTCGTACTCAGTAACACCTGTTGAATTAACTGCACTTCCAACTAGCCCGATAGGACGAAGACCGTAGGCAGTTTCTTGATTTGCCATTTTTTTTGTCTCCTACTTAGCAGCAGCCCTATTTTTGAGGACCGCCAAAGGTTACACGGGATTGACGATCAGGCTTGCTAATCGTCATTGTTGAGTGTGCATTCTCGCGTAACATATCGTGATCAACCGCGTCCATTTGATCCTGATTACGACTTTCGAAGTATTCAGTCCTTTCAGATACAGTCTCTTCCGGTATCCGGGCGAGAAGCAATCCGCCTACTCCAAACACACCTTGGTATTTACCTGATTCAACAACAGGAAGCTCGAAATCGGGATACTCATCAGAGCGTACCAATTCCCAACCTTCCCGCAATTTGGCACTAACATTCTTAGTGTCATCAAACCCTCGGGTCTCAGACCGTATCCAACGGTGCTTGAAACCATCCGGTGCAGGTGGTGCATCTAACATTGACGGTGGAGACCAAGGCTTTCTCATTGCCTTTTTCTCCCTTGTTTCTTTAGCGCGAGAAGTCCTATTGACCTTCATTTCAGTTTGTTGCATTTCAGTCATAATTACCTCTTCACGTATTTTGCGTATTCAGCAGTTGGCACACCCAATTTTTTCGCTATTGCGACTTCGCTCGGGGTGAGTCGAACTTGTTTACCACCGCGCCCTGTTTTTTTAGTTCTTGTTGCACCAGCAACCGTCTGGGCGGGACGCTTGCGAGTGGAAGTTTCTTCGTTATTGGCAGATGGAAAAGTCTCTTCAATCTGACGATCCAGCTCAGTATAGTATTCATCGGACGTAGGATCAAACCCTTCTTGTTCAACCAGTCTTTTGTGTATACCGAACGCTGCATAAGTTTTTGCCTCGTTCTGTCCAAACCATTCATTACGCGCTGCCCAATCTTCTGCTTTTGGATCGGGTCTTTTTGGCGGTTGTTGAGCTTGGGGTTGTTGTTGATACTGTGGTTGAGGCATTGTCTCGGGCTGTGCGGCCACGCGATCTTGGCGTTGCTGTTTGGCTTGTGCCGCTCGATCTGCCTGAATCGCTAAAGTTGTAAGCTTTCGTTGCGCTTCAACAACTTTAGAAGAGTCGCTTAGTTCCACGGCTTGAGCCAATTCGCTCTCAGCTTGCGCTATTTGACTTTCTACTCGACCCGCGTACTCATCCACATAGTTGGTGTCCATTGTGTTTAAGCGCGTTTTCAATTGCTCGTTTTCTTGCTGAATTTGTTGCGCGTAACTTAAAGCAGCTTCTTGTTGCCTTTCAGACTCCCTCATCTTCTTTGTAAGACGATTTATACGTTTTTGAGTAGCACTCTCAGCTTGCTCGAATTGGTCATCTGAATCGCTTACAGGCGCTTCCGGAGCTTCTTCCTGCTCCGTTTGATTCTCTTCTAAATCGACGACAACCTCTTCTTCGTCGCCTAAATCTAAATCTACTTGTGATTGTTCTGACATGACTACCCCTGATTTTGTTTGATATCGTTAGGATCAAGAATGGTGGCAATCACTTCGTCATCGTTCAAAATACGAACTTCGCCACCTTCAATATTGAATCTAGAGCCCGCGTAACGTGCGAACATAACCCAATCCTTTTCTTTGCACCAAGCGCCCGTTGGAAATTTGTCGCCATCTTTATAGGCTAACGGGCCAACTTTAAGCACGTAACCAACTTGAGTGCCCACATTTGTGCGCTCCTGCGTCTCATGTGCCAGTAAAATTCCGCCATCCGTTTTACCTGCACCACGATACGGCAGTATCAAAATGCGCCATCCGGTCGGCGTCGGCATTCTTTCCAATAACGAGTCGGGTAATTTCTCAGGGTTGAGATAAGGGGTGTCTTGCATTGCATCACTAAGATTAGTGACGCTTGTCTCTTTAGCCATCTGTTTGCTCCTGTTTTTCTAGCAGGTTCGAGAGTTCCTGTTCCACGTGGTTCAAAGCATCTAAGTTGCCCATCAACTCACGATAGTGTTCCATCGACTTGACGTTGTTGTACATCAACAAATCGACGATCGCTTGACGGCGTTCTCGGGTTACCCGATAAACCGCTTCCGCAACAAAAATTTCATCCATGTCGCATATTATCCGTAATAGTCTCGTAAAATCCTATCACAGAAATTAATTAGTTACACCCCCTCCGGCGTCAGGTCTAGGATCATCTGTTCCCACCTCGTTTCCATCTGTTCCTGGTGCTGGTTGCGGTTGAGGCGCAGCCGGAATAATTCTTTCAGGTATGTTCAAAGGCCGTGTCGTCTGCTTCACATTTATGCCAAACGGGTCCTGCCTTTGCGACTCATAACCCTGTGTCGGTAATTGATAAACTTGTGGGTTTTGTCTGGTATCTAAAAAGTTCCCTGACAACATTGGGCCTTCCAAAGATTGTTGACGGACCATGTCCATCGTTGGAAGCACACGCTCTGGAAATAAATCTCCCACTACGGTACCCGCAGTGGGCAATGTATTAGAACCTTGAGTTGTGCCGGAAGCTGGGTTGCCCACCGGATTACCGGGGTCTTGCTGTGCAGACCCAGAGGGGAATCTTTGAGTGCTTTGTTGAGTAAATCCTAATACAAAATTATTAACGGAATAGTCACCATAATCAGTAGTTGCAGCACGCTGTTCGGGATTCATCGAATTCCAAGTGTTTTGAGCCAGATCCCAATTTGCGACATCTATTTGATAAAACCCGTAATTAGGAGAATCTTGTCCGGGATTTACAGGACGTGCGCCAAAATTACTTTCAAAGCTTCCAGACCAATTTATCGGATCTGCACCTTCAGCAAAAGCATTCAAGACATTAAAACGTTGATATTCCGCTGGAGGTGCGGTTTCTGCCGGAGGTGCGTCCGCTGGAGGTGATGTACTTGCCGGAGGTGATGTACCTGCCGGAGGTGCGGAGCCATAAGTATAATTTTGCTCTGCGGCGGCTTTGTTCTCTAACATCTGTAGGTATTGTTCTCCCGCAGGAGTGTAAGTCCGACCTCCCGCTACAGCCGTCGATCCACCCAAAGTAATAGGCGCACCCGAGGCGTCAACCATATTAAAAGCTTGCCCGACTCTTCTCCAATAACCCGTACCACTCAATTCTTTAAACTTGGGCGATAACATATTCCCCTGTCCAGCAATGATCATTCTCACGGCACCTTGCGCCTCTGCGGGGGTCAAACCTTGCTCGGCTAATACGTTTCTTTGTAAATCGGTAAGAGCCGGTCCCCCCTCTTGCATACGCCGAGGTTGCACAAAGCTACCGAGTCCAGAATATAAAGCGCTCATACGGTTATTCATAACCCATATAATCGCCGCCCTTCACTGCTGCGCCCATGCCACGTGCTTTCATTTTCTTAAGCGCACCGGGTATTTTAACGTCGGCAGTCTTGCCATAAGGCACACGACCCTGCTTATCGATCTGTGCAAACTCGACCGCTTTGGGGCCGTTTCCGGGTTTATTTCCATTAACTTTTACTGATCTACCCATTAGTCATCCTTCTTTAGAAGTTCACGTTGGAAAGCGGCATCAATTCTAGCACCCGTTTGCCGCTCTTGAGAAGCAAGACGTTGCTGAAATTGATCCTGTCGCATTTGTTGATTTTGTTGGTCCAGACCCAGTTTCTGCATATCAATCTGTGTATCGGCCTGTTCTTTCTGAGCTTTAAGCTGCAATTCTTGCTGTTTCAAGGCAACCAGTGGGTCGGGTTGTCCTGCGCCCGTAAGCTGGTTTGTCAACTGTATCAGCATCTGCATACCTTCGGCCTCGAACTGCGCCATCAAAGCCGCCATGTCCATGTTCTGACCTTGTTGTTGCGCCGCCATTTCTGCTTGCTCCATCGCTTGCATCTTGACGTGCTGCATAATGTGTTTCTGGAAGCTTGCCGCCAGCGTAGGATTGCCCGCGACCATCGGACTGATTGCAAAACTTAAGTGCGCTTGTATGTGAGCCGCATGATTCTGCCCTCTAAATGCCTCCATCGGCAACATATCAAGCCCGTCAATGTTCTCCTGCACCGGATCTTTCGGCACCGGATCGGTTTCAGGCACCGACTTCATAATACGATCGACATCAGTAACGCCCAGCGCCTCGTACATGTCTCTGAATATTTCAGGCATATTGTGTAATTCAGGCGCGGCCCCTGCGAGCTGCAACTTGGTCTGAGCCATCATAATACGCTGAGATTGACTGAATACGTTGGGGTTGCTGACCGGTACCACGTCCACACGGGAGTCAAAGTCCTCGCGCATCACGGTCGCATCTGCTCCTTCTACCGCATAAGGGTATTCCTGTGGCAGACTTTCGCCCATGACCCGTGCCAGTATCTTGAATTCTTTACGCATGGCGTAATGCAAACGTTTGTGCACCGCGCTCATGACCCGCGATCCCTGCTCCATCATCGCAATGGTCGTGCCCACCGCAGCATTTTGATTGCCATCCCCTACTTTCAGGTCAGTAATCGTCGCAAACCGCTGTCCAGCTTGCACCACAAAGCCGAGGAGGTTAAATAAGGTCCCATCCGGGCCTTTGAAAGGCAACGGCATCAAACTGTCTCTAATGGCTCCTCCGGGCGCGTCAACGTCCCTGAACTCACCGGGCTGTAATGGATCGTCATCGTCTCTGATCCGTAGACCACGGGCTTTGAATCCTGCTGGCAAATTAGATAGCGTTCCAGCGTCGATTAATTGCCGTAAAGCTGCCGTCGCGGTCCTTGACAGGCCCCCAATTGTGTGAATGAGCCCCAATCCGTAGAAGCCAAACCCCGGTAAAAACTTAAAATGTGTGAAATATTGTATTTTTTTGCGATTTTCGTCGTCTTCCATGTAATTTCGACGTATCGCGAGCACCTGACCGTTGTCGGCGGACAAAGTCACGACGTAGGGTACCTTGATTCCGGTGGGTTCATCGTCATCGTCCACGTCTTCGTAGCCTTCGAGGTCCAAATCGACGTGGCATTCCAATAATGTGCAGTCGTAATCTATCTGAGACGGCTCAACGCCCTCGATTCGATTGGTTTCTTCGTTCACCGAGGTCAAATCTTTCTGTGCGGGCATGACTTCAACGTCTCGATAGAAGCCCGCTATCTGATTCTTGCGTAAATCGTTCAAAGACATACGCACAACTTGCGTAATATTGGGGCAAGTCTCGAGGTCCGAGGTCTCATAAGGGACAACCAAGTTCTCAACCGGCACAAATTTGCTCACAACCCGGTTCATTGCCTCATCAAAGTAGGTTTTCTTGAAAGTTGACCCCGCCAGCGGCAAATAAAACAGCATTTGGTCCATATCAGGGGTGTATTCCTCCATGATATTGGTCAAATAATAGTTCATAAACTGTTTGACGCGCTGTGCCTGATTGTTCTTTTCAGGGGTGTCCTCGCCGATGACGATCGTTCGAACGGGCCCCGAAGCCGGTAACAGCTCATTGAACGCCTGTGCTTGGAATTGGGTCGCTGCTTCGGCTAACAAAGGATGCGTCACCCCAGAGGCACCTCGAAATGGCTCTGTTCGCTCATCGTAAGTAAACCCTAGCAGCTCGAGCCCGTTGGCATACGCCTCTTCCCAGTCCTGACGACTGGCTTTATTGGCGTCAAACTCGGACATCAGCTCAGAAGAAATGCGCCCAAGTTCGCGGTCCGGGATCTCCTCTGCAAGGTTGGCGTCAAATGCTACTTCTTCGCCTTTCTCCTTGGATTGTGGATCAAAGTCCACGATGACCCCGCCGTCCTCTTCAGGAATGATCTCGATGCTACCGACATCTTCGGAGGCAATCATTGCCATGACGTCGTTCTGCGATCCGGGAAGCTCGATCTCTATCTCAGCTTGCAGGTCCTCTTCGTCCAGTTGTGACGGGACATTACGGTCCATCAAGCTACCTTGTCGGGTATCTATTTCAGACATCTAACCCCCTACATCATCCGCATTTGATTGAAATATACATCAAGACCGCCCACAGGACCACCCATAGCTTTATTTTCTGGATTTTTTCTGCGGCGCAATTCCATT